GACTTTTTAGAAGAAGAGAAGTAACTGATCTTTGATATGGGCCTGAACAGAATCGACTTAGAGACATGAAGTTGATTGCAAGTCGAGAATGATGGTTGGTCTCGTTAAAAATCCATTAAAACATAAATGCTAACACACTTATGAGTTTCGATTACGTTCCTGAGAATGTCGAGACTGTTGCAACTGAAAATGTTGTTGATAGTTTTGTATTCGACTGGAGTGAAGCCGAAGCAATTGCTGCTTAAATTAAGCAACACGTTATGTAGATGATTCACGGTAATCTATAATAACGATAATATCGTGACTCGTTCATAATGATTGATTTGCTTGGTATGAATGAGTATAATGTAAATCCTAGTAATATTGTGGTTGATGTTTACCGGTGGTATTATGAAATCCAAAAACATACAAACTTGTAGTATATTAACGTTGTGGCCTTTACAGGACGCGAATAGCATCATTTCGCCAGGTCCACCAATTTAAATTAATCAATGGTAAAAAGCATGAAGATGGATACAGAAAGTGCCCATTTAAAGAACAGCGCATTAAACTTGAACGTTGCCCGAATGCCATCGTAATTGTTGATTAATAGAACCTATTATAATTTTATCATTTCGTCATTAACTATAAATGAACAATGATATGTTAACATGTAATAGGTTTAATTTAAAATCCGTGGTATTATATGAAAGGAAATTTATGAATAACATAGGGATTTACGCCGGAAGTTTTGACCCGGTTACCAACGGGCATTTTTGGATGATTCGTAATGGTTTAAATTTATTTGACCGTCTTATTGTGGCTGTTGGTGTTAATCCGACAAAAAAATCAATGTTTACCGTTGAAGAAAGAATGGAAATGCTAAGAGATTATCAATGGTTTCCGGTAACAGAGTTGTATGCAAATAGATTTACAGTTATGTCATTTGAGAATAAATATTTGGTTGAATTTGCTAAGGAAGTTGGTGCTAATTATATTCTTCGTGGTATTCGTAATTCTACTGACGCTGAATTTGAACGTGGTATGCGTAATATCAATCAGGATTTAGCTCCAGATATTCAGACTGTATTTTTGATGCCTCCCCGTGATTTAGCCGAAGTTAGTTCAAGTTTGGTTAAGGGATTAGTTGGACCTGATGGTTGGAAATTGGTGGTAAGTAATTATGTTAATCCTATGGTTTTGGATATGTTGGAAAAAAAGTATCGAAATACATAAAATAACTATATTTATAGTTATATGATTAATATTCAAGTATTAACTGATGATTTTGGGGGTCGTGATGATGTTGCATTTTTGAAGAAAATAAATGGAATGTCATTGGAAGAATTGCTTCCGGTATTGGAAACGGCAAAAAAAGACTTGAAATGGTTGTATAACAATTCTCGCGGTAAAGGTGTGATGTTACTTTTTATGAAAAAAGATGCATTGTGGGTAAGACAGCGGGTTAAATGGTTAGAAGAAACAATTAAAAAGAAAACAAATGTGGTAAAGGAAAATATTATGAAGAAATCCCAACTTAAACAGTTGATTAAAGAAGTTATTAATGAGACCGGTGAACGTAAAGAATTTCGCGTTAATATTAAACTTGGTAATGAAGCAGCATCTACCAATGAAGATATTGTTAATATGCTTCAACAAGTAATTAAGAAACTTAATAGTGGTCTTGATGTTGGCACCATTGTAGATATAAATGGAAATTATGTTGGTAAATTTGAAATTTGGGATTAATCATGAAAAAATCTGAATTGAAACAATTAATTAAAGAAATATTAACCGAAACATATGGGGCCAAATATTATATAGATAATGATATTAAATCCAATTTTGAAGAAGCGAAAAAAATTGCTAATGAAATATGGGGCAATGATGTTAAAGAAGTAATAATAGATGGGGAAAGGTCTGGATATTTATGTTATAGAATTACGACTGATATTTCTCAATATTATAATTGGTTGATGCGAAATAGGCGGGATGGTTTGTGGTATTATGCAGATGGAAATTTTAGAGATAAAACTCCTAAATACATACTATGGCAAGGAAAATAATTATGAATAAAAATGATTTAAAACAATTAGTTAAAGAGTGTATTTTGGAAAGATATCGTGGTGAGATTCCGGAATTTAAATATAAAGCTAGTGATGGTCAGATATATAAATTAAGAGTAGACCGTGAAGAAGAAGAAGATAATATTAAGAATTTTCATTATATTATATTTCCAAATGGCAGAAGTGAAGCATTACATCTTTCTCCGTATGTGGGTGGTCAACCAGAATTTATGTTGATTGTAGAGTTGTATATTAAAACCAAAGGTAAATTTCCGTTAAAAGACCCTCGTCATGGTAATTGGGATTATAAAGATTTAAAAATATTGGCTGATAAGTTAAATATAAAAGTTCTTCAAGAATCCAATGAATTACCGTATGATGCTAAATCTCATATTGAGTATAGCAAGAAGAATAAACCTTCCACTCCATGTACAGTTCATGATATTAATTTTGGTGGTTCATGTTTTAATTGTGGCTATGACCCCAAAAAACACAATGCTAAAAATGTTAAAGAATGGGGTATGCCGGTTGAGGGTGAGGTTGATAAAGCAAATATTGATATTAACAAATTAGAAATTTCTGATTTGGAGAAATTGTTGGCAAATCCTGATCCAAGAATGGTAAAGATGTATGGCGGAACAAAGTATCAAGACATGCTTCGCAAGAAAATTGAAAAATTACGATCCGGTAATCAAGAATGAATAACATTGTTATAAAGTGTGAATGTTGCAGTGAAGCATTGGAAATTGAATATGATTCAGAAATGGATCAAATCGAATTATCAATGTGGTATTACAGTATGTGTAATGGAACGCTTAGTTGGAAAGAGAGAATTAGATGGTGTTATCATATATTAAAAACGGGCAATCCTTGGTGTGACCATATCATATTAAATCATAAAAAGATGAATGATATAATTAAGTGGTATACCGCGATTAAAAAAACTGACAAACAATTATTATTTGATTCTGCGAAATAATTGTTGACATATTCTTAATAACTGTTATAGTTAATTATTATGACAAATACAAACACGCGAAAAGTTAAGTATGTGGTGGTTCGTGATAACATCAGGGTGTCCGAAACCGAATATGATAACGAAAGTGATGCGCAGGGAGAAGTTGCTCACTGGAATCGAGTAATTACACGGTGGCCAGATGGCACCAAAATCAAGGTTGTCGAAAAGGATAATCGAATTCATCGGACCTATACACTATAAGGAATATTATGGGATTAAAACAAGATATCGCAGCATGCAAGACCGAAAAGGAAGTGTTGTCATTATTGGATAAGGGTGCAACATTTCAGTGGGCAAGTGGAAGAACAAAGCGTTGTTGGAAAGCAACTGCACGAAAAGTATTGGTTTCATTTGGTCCTCCAAAAGCTGAAAAGACACAAAAACAAAACGACTAAAAGACACTAAAAAATAACAAAATATAATTGGGGCATATTGTGAGATATGCTCCTTTTTGTTGATATGTATTGGTGTTATGGGAAAGAAGGTTAATACAGAAAATAGTTTCACACCATTGACATTGCCTGCCAATGACAAGCAATTGGTATCATATGTTAATCAAAACAAGGTGGCACTAATGGAAAACGTTCTTACATCCATTGAATATGGAATTTCCAAGAATTTGCCTATAGTCGAAACGTTTTCATTCGAAGGAACCGATTTTATCATAACAATCAATAGTCACACATTCAAGGAAAATGTGGAACAGATATATGATTATTATATAAAGAATGAGAAGTATGAGTTATGTCCTCGTGTCGTTCGCTTACTTGAAAAATTAACACATGAAACACAAAAAAAGCCGAAATAAAGACATTGTGGGAACTGCCCCGACAGCAGAAAAGGTTGATACTAGCCCAATCATTCATCAACGCGCAAAAATAAAAAATAATTTAAGGATTTTTGAGAGACCAGATTTAACAGAAAAACAACAGGATTTTTTACGCCTTGCATTTAGTAAAGATGTAAAGATGATATTTGTATCTGGACCGGCAGGAACAACCAAAAGTTATCTTGCAGTATATGCTGCACTAAAACTGTTAAATGACAGAAAAATTAGTGATTTAATTTATATTAGAAGTGCGGTTGAATCTGCTACGAGTCATTTAGGATTCTTACCGGGATTAATTTCTGATAAGATGCATCCATATATACAGCCTCTCATAGACAAGTTGGAAGAATTGATACCCAAGAATGAAATTGAGATGTTAAAGAAAGAAGAACGGATTGTTGGGATGCCGATTAATTTTCTTCGTGGTTTGAATTTCAATGCCAAAGCAATTATTGGCGATGAATTCCAAAATTGCACATATGAAGAAATTTTTACATTTATTACACGAACCGGAGAATTTTCCAAAGTGTTTATTTTAGGTGATCCTGACCAATCCGATATTGGTAAGCACAGCGGATTCTCCAAAATGGTCCAACAATTTGATGATGACGAATCAAGAAGTAATGGTATTTACTCTTTTAAATTCGATGAAACTGACATCTTACGGTCTGGATTGGTGAGGTATATAATTACCAAACTGAATAAATTGAATAAAAAACCCATTTAATCTTATATTTATATTCAACTATGAATATACCCCAGCTTTACGATAGTAAGAAAATAACTGAATTAGCAACATTATCCTCTGCAAGTTTGTCTTGTCAAGATATTGTTCCCATAGTTGACGTATCTGCCAAAGAAACAAAATCCATATCTATAACTGAACTGAACAAGGGGCTATACCCATTACATACTTGTTGTTCGGACTATTCCACATTAGCACAATCATCGGTTACTGCGAGTTATGCAAATAGTGCTGGCAATGCTGTTACTTCTGATTATTCAACAAACGCTGGTTATTCAATTAATTCCGGGTTTGCAGACTGTTCGGGATTTTCCGATTGTTCCAATCATGCTACTTGTGCTGATACTGCAAGTTATGCTTTAACTGCCGGTGGTATTACAGGAATTGGTACAGTTGGGACGATTACTAATATCAATGCCGGTTATGGTATCAGCGTCACTAATCCTTCTGGTCCATCCACCACCGTTATCAACTCCGGTGTAACAAAGATAATTGCAGGGACGGGTATTTCTGTTAATAGTAACACCGGGGATGTTACCATAAGTTCTGGCGTCATTGGTAGCAATATTGGGGCTAAGGCATTTATTCTTTTTGATTATCACGGAGATACACAACCAATCACATCATCCGTTTTTAATATCAACACATTTAATTCATACGGAACCGGAACATCAAGGGGCTGCGGAGATCCAATTAGATATATAGTAAATTTTACAACTCCCATGAATTCTTCAAATTATATTATCAATGGCCAGGGATTTGCAGAAGATTTTCGTGAATACGCTATTCAACTTCTCCCACTAATGCAAACAGGCGGTTCGTTTAATCTTCCGGTATGTAAGACTCAAAATACGGTATGGTTAACTGGTGTGGGAAATAATGGTGGCATTCATCACGTATATCAAGGATCATTCATGGTCTTTGAATACCCGTAAATATAAATAGTTGACATAATTTCCGTATATTGCTATAGTAATAGCATATGAATTATACAGAAAAAGAACTTGGTGAAAATTATAATAAGTTTATTGATTTGATTAAATCGCAATTTACGGGTGACCGACTTAATAAATTGCTTAACCTCTATGGAGACAGTGAGTATGGTTATCAGGTCTCTATATCTCCCGCATCACCAAAGGATTACACAAATAACGCATATATTGGTGGCTATATTGACCATGTTATGACACTTCACAAAGCGAGTCTCGGTGTTAAAAAATTGTGGGAAATTATGGGGGGAATCATTGATTTTACAAGTGAAGAATTAGCATTTTCGGTGATTAATAATGGGCTGGGAATACTTGGTGACAAGGATGTTGGGGAATATTATCTTCCAAATGATAGCGAATGGCATGTGAAAAATACTGGGACTTTATATAAAACCAATGCTGATTTACAACATATGCTTATCAGTGATCGGTCATTATTCACATTGCAAAAATATGGTATTGTATGCACTTGGAAAGAATATCTGGCAATCAAGTTAAGTAATGGTTTGTATAATGAAGGAAACAAATCTTATTTGTATACGTTTACTAAAGATATGGATTTGAAAACGAATTTGCCCAAAGTTGTCCACGAAGCATACATGATGGCATACCAGTCAGAAATTGATATTGAGAAGCAAAAAACCCTATAAACGTGACTTAAAATATAATAAATTGAAGGAAACTGCTAAAAAATAGCAGTTTCTTTTTTTATATTCATATATATTGGTCTACATAATGAAGAAAAATACTCTGTTCCCTCTAATACTTATATCCTCCGCTTTAGCATTATCCGCATGTGCCGGATATTATTCCGTATATGGAATTGCAAATTTGTTTTCGGGGGCAGTGATTCAAATATCGATGATGATGGGACTATTGGAAATATCCAAGTTGGTATGTTCCAGTTACCTATTTAGATATTGGAATACATGTAAAGTATTCTTAAAAACATATATGGCTATTGCTGTGATCGTATTGATGCTTATTACAAGTTCAGGAATATTCGGGTATTTGTCAGCAGCATACCAAAAATCAGAAATCCAAAACAAAATATTGACACAAAAGATAGAATTGATAGACGGTCAAAAATCTACATATAATAATCAGATTGAACAATATAAAAAACGTATAGATTTCAATACACAACTTCGAGAGTCACAGGAAAAAAGACTTAACGAGGCATTGAAGAACGATACTATTACAAAAAATGTTGTTCAACTACAGGAAGTGCAGAGTCAATCGTCAGAATTAATCGCAAAGACAGATAAGGATATTGCTGACTTGACCAAGAATATACAGACAACTCTTGACAGTGTGAAATCATTAGATAAGGATATGTTTGATTTAAAGATAGAGTCTTATAAACAGAAAGACATCCTTACCTTCCAATTCGTGGCTGAGATATTTGGAACTACTATTAATAAGGTAGTAAAATGGTTAATTATAATGTTAATCTTTGTGTTTGATCCGCTTGCTATCTGTATGTTGTTAGCATATAATTCCATAATTTATACCGACGAGAAACCATCAACAATTCCCAGTGTCGAGGCTAAACCGACAGAAACCATTCCTTCATTGAAGGAAGAACTTCCAAAAACAATCGAAGATTCTAAGTTTAAGAAAATACTAAAGAAGCCATTTGGAAGATTTTACGGTAGATAAATTAAAATAATGTTATTGTAAAATTCGAGACTATATAAGAGAAATGATATGGAGAATACTATTATGAGTGAAATGGATGTTAAAGATGCTATATGTCAATTGAAATTCGCAGTGAGACATGAGGAATGGTCATCTGTTAAGGATGTTATAGAATATTTACAAGATTTCTTAGAACCAGAAGATTTAGAAGAAGAGGAGTAATATATGATAATTGTTATACTCAGTGTAATCACTACAATATTCGCCGCAACTATTTTATTTCTTGGTGTTGCATTAAATGCACAAGTAACTAAAGTAGAGAATCTTGAGAAAGAACTTGACAAGTATGATGAATATGTGTTAGAGTATCATAACATGTTGAAAGAGACTTATATCCGACTAAAAGAAGTAGATGATAGGAACTTATTTGAAAAAGATGATGATGTTGGTGGAACGTTTAGAGACATAGTTAATATCATTGAGGAGATAAGTAGACGGAGTGACATTGTAACAGATGCTTCCAAAGTTGAAAAGACCGATATTTGATAATATGAAAAAAACCAAAGCTTCCCAAAGAATAAACAGAAAGGTAAAGAAGATATTAAATAAGAAATCAGTTAAAAAGATTAAAGTGGCAAAAGTAGTGCCGGTTCTAAAAGTAGAAGAACCTAAAAAGACAAGAAAACCCTCCATTGAAAAGATGTATTTTACCAAGGATACTGAGGATGCAATTATAGCATACAATAAGGAACCTGACCAGACAAAGAGAGAAGAACTTTATAATAGTAAAATTAAACATTCATTTGAGAAATTGGTAGAGAACATTTACAATACATTTAAATTTACATATTTTGAGGTTGGTCCGTTGGATGTCCAGAAAGAAACACTTTCTCATTTAGTAGCTAATATGGACAAGTATGTGGAGGGGAAGGGCAAAGCATTTTCATATTTTAGTATAATTGCCAAGAATTATTTGATATTTCATAACAATACCAATTACAAACGATTCAATAGACATGTGGATATTACGGAAAATCACGAAGATCACGGGATTCAGTTACAAACAAACGACAAACACCGAGAACATCTCCAAAACCGGGAATTTTTGGATTTGGTTATAGGATTCTGGGACACAAATCTGGGAAAAGTGTTCAAGAAAACAAGGGACTTGAAGATTGCAAATGCTGTGATAGAAATTTTCAGGTATGTCGATAACATTTCATCATTCAACAAGAAAACTTTATATCTGTACATTAGGGAAATATCGGACTGTAAGACTTCACAGATAACTAAAGTTATTAATAAGATGAAACCTTATCAAAAACAGATAACCGAGAACTATCTTAATAATGGGCATTTGTTGAAAAATTTTAACAAATAAGACAAACTATACACTATATATGGGTATGGATTTATCAGAATTTGAAATTTATAAGGGGAAGACCTTTGCATCTTTATGTAAAGATATTATAACCAATCAGAACAAAAAACGAGATCAATTGGATATATTGATTGATGAATTGCGGGGATTTGTCAAGACTGCCAATGATGCTTATACAATCATTCCATGTATTCGAGACTATTTTGATATTGGTGTTAAGAATGATGAACAATTGGTAAAGTTGGCAATGATTACATTCCGGTCGGTAATTGGATTCTGCAGATTGTTAGTTCTTGGGTTTTCGTAGGGTTGAGAGGGAAAAATGAAATATTCATTTTTCAGGCTATCCCATTGGAGTTTCTGCACATAAAACTCTGCCGCCTTTTTCATAAATGGATAGGCTTTCCGGGCGAGAAATGCAGTATCGCATGTAAACTGGTAATAATCCCAAAAATATCCGGCAATCTGGCTCGCTGGC